CCGAACCTAGCAGCATACGGGCCAGGACCTAAGTATCGACCAAATTGCGAGTCGTCGGCCGGAGCATTGTGCCCAGCTTTTGGCGCCCAAAGAAAAACTCGTTTACTTTTAGTATAGATGGTTTCATAGTTTAATGATTCCATAAATTCACAACATGTATCAATATCTTGATTAACTTCAAAAATCACCCACGGCTGTTGTTGTTTGATAAGTTGTTCGGAGCCTCGTAACACTTCTAGTTCCCAGCCCTGTACATCTATTTTGATAAGATCAACGTCTAGTAAATTTTCATTATCTAACTTAACAACCGGTACTGCATATGATGCGCCAACTCCTTCTCTACATAGTTTTCCGTCACCACAATTTTTTCCTGCCTGATGAAAGTCGGCTGTGCCTTCAAAATCTGCCACGGCTTTGGTTCGAATATCGATAGCAGTTCCAACATTTGCCTGCAGGCATTCGATGTTTTGCTTGGACGGTTCGTATCCGATAACACTTTTAAATTTTCCTATAAAAGGAAAACTCCAAATACCTACATTGGCTCCAACATCAACAAATGTTCTTTTGTTAGGCAGATGCTCTAAAATTTGATTTCGAAATTTACCTTCGTACGACGGATTACTCTTGTCAATGTCGTTCTCTAGAACAAAACTGATTTTTTTGTCATCATCCGGCACGTACCAACCATTATGCATTAATCTCATATATACCTCTTAAAAAAATTCCAGGCTTCGCCCGAACGTAACTCTTCAAAATTCCAATGACACATAGATATTTTTTCAATCCATGCTTGTCTATCCGGCATCTCGGGATTTTCTAATCGGCTTAGATCTGTGTTTGCGATACCAAATGTTTGACTGTGCTGCGGTACAGGATCTGTAATAAATGCCGGGATTCCTTCTATAATACTGGCTACACTAGGACTGCTGTTATATACTACAGTGGCCCATGCATTTCTTAAATCATCAACTAACCTTTCATTAGTGCTGAGATGCACACCCTTGCCGTAAATTTTTAAAATTGATTTGATTTTTTTATCTCCGGGATGTGTACGAACAACAATCTGTCGTTTTCTGCTATATTGTCTAATTTGCGCAATAGTTTGATCTAGCCATGTCTGAACACTGAGTCCGGCCATGCTCCAACCGCCGTGTCTTTGTAAACAAATTAATATATGTTCTCCTTGTGTTCTCCAAGGTTTCAAACAGATATTAAGATCCCGACTTATTTTAGACCAACGTGAAGGATCAATATCCCGATCGAAATAAAATCCTGTAGTTGGAAATACACCATTAAAGCTATATCTTAAATAATGTAAAGGATTGTTCTTATCTGCATATAAAAATAAACTACTGTCAACAATTAGGCTGTGTTGATTATTTTTCTTTTGCAAATTTATAGCATCTTGTCTTAATTGTAAGTGAGCAGCAGACTTGCCGTGCTCGTGTACAAAACCTTGTATCAGGGCTACGTTGCAATTAATAACATTTATTCCTTGATGTGCTATAGCATTATCGCCGGCAGCAATTACTCCTTGACAAAAGTTATCTAAGATTTGTGGTTTTTCTAAATTTCTATTATTAGGCGGAATTCCTGCATAGTAGGCCACTGCTGTTAAATTAGACATTGTGATATCGCCTTACAATATCTAAAGCCGTGCCATCCATTAATTCATCAAAGGTAAATTGACAGTAACTGAGCCAGGCCAACCAGTCTCCCAACGGACCATAATAAAGATCGTTAATTTGACTAAGATCGTTTCTAGTCACGGCATTACTGACATGCTTGTCTAGGGTAATCGCTGGAACGCCTGCCCAGATGGATTCCACCGCACTATTAGAATTAATACTAATCGTACAGTAATAGTCGCCGTCTAACAGTTGTTGATATAAACTAGTTCTAGTTTTTTTATTTGTTTTTGATCTAAATTCTATAGGGCGATCTGTGTATTTTTTTAATTCTTCTGCTACCTGCTGACCCCAAGATTTAGCTTCAACGTGAAATATGCCGGCAGCAAATTCACCAGGTTCTACGATTAAGATCTTAGAACCATCTTTGCGCCACGGTTGAGGAAAACTTGTGAAGTTGGATAATCGATTCGCCGGTGCTACAAAATTTTGATTGAAGTGTAGATGATTTCGAGTCAATCTATGCCACTTTTTATTAGGTTCTATAAAATTGGTGTAGCCGCTGTCTATGAACCAAAAAGGAAAATTGTTATCTATTTTACTCACTAATATCTGTTCGTTACCTACAGTATTGCGTAATAAACAATCCTCCTCTACAGTATTAAAATCTCTGCGTCGCATCATTTCTGCATCGGGATCAATCTGAAGACCCACAGTTTTAATAAAATTTTGTTTTGGATGAGATCGATAAATTTCTAATATACGTTCTTCGCCTAATCGGTCAATTAAGATATCTATACGTTTGTTAATGTTTTTATAAAAATATTCTTTATGATTGCTAATCTGCTGATTTACTAAATCAACCCATGCTTTGAGGTCTTTACGAACTCCTTGATGAATTTTTTGTTTTATTTTTGCACGATGCTTTTCTAAATTAAATCGAGGCTTATCTCTGGTTTCAATAATCCATGCAATCATTCCAGCAGTATGACGTTCATCTAATTCAATATGTTTACAAGAATCTAATACATTTACCAATTCAATTAAGAATCTGGCTATTTCTTTGTCGTTAAGTAGGAGTTTCATTGATTAAGTAATTTCCATGCGGTGCCATTGGCTATTTCTTCGTGTGTAAATTGGCCATAGGCTAGATTACAACAGTGGGCGTATACCTGCTCTGGGTCAGGATAATAAGGAGTTGCAATTTTAGATAGATCTGTAGTTGCTAGTGGTGTTGCAGCACAGCTTACTGTAGTAAATGCTGGAATTCCATAAGCTATAGATTCCATAGCGGCAATGCTATTAAATGCCACGGTGGCAAATATTCCTGTGTCTAATGCGTCATATATGCTATTTGCATTTCTATCAGATCTTGATCCTTTGTGTTTGACAATAATAGGCATATCTGTATATTTTTTGATTTCGTCCATTGTAGTATCTAACCACTCAGGCATATCATATCCAAAATAATGACAGGATTTAGGATTAGAAACTACTAATAAAATTTTGTCTCCATCTTTTTTCCATCCCGGCCAGCGTAATCTATTATCACCTTTAACTAATGCTTCCCATCTATCTGCCGGTCTCGATTCTACTAAAGATTTTTGTAATTCATTTTTAACTATTCTATGATAAATCTTCTTGCCACTAGGATTTCCTGCACTGACAAAATTTCCAAAATAGCCGGTGTCCATATAATAAAAATCTATACCTCTGTTAATACAATCATGTATATATTTTCTTTTGATTATTCCTCTAAAAATAGGAGGTACGGGCTCTGGTATAGTTTTGCTAAAAGTGCCTTCCCATGAATAATCCTCATCCATTTAATATTATCTCCATAGCTTTACCTGTTTTTAATTCTGATGTATGAAATTGACCATATGCTAAATGACAACCCCATGCATATAATTTATCCATGTCTGGATAATAAGGATTTTCAATTTTAGTTAAATCTTGTGACGATACTGGACTTGCTGCGTTTGCAGGTGCAAGAGTGAATGCTGGAATTCCGTGAAATATTGCCTCAGTGGCTGCAACGCTATTGAATGTAACTAATGCAAATACGTCATCGTCTAAGGCCTCTTGTAGGGTATCTCTCGCTATTCTATCTATTCTTTTAGGTGCTCGTTCCCTAACTTCTATAGGTCGATCTGTATGTTTTTTAATAGTATCGATAGTATATTGCAACCATATATCTAAATCATATCCGTAAAATTTCATTGGTTTTTCATCGGGCTTGGCAATTAATATTTTTCTACCGTTCTTTTTCCAAGGCTGAAATGTTTTCTTAAAGCCGTTAAATCTGTCTCCGGGTCGGGAAATTATTTCACCATGTTGAAGATCATTTTTAACGATACGATGCCAATATTTCCATCCATTGGGATTTGACGGTGTACGTTCATTTCCAAAATAACCTGTATCCATATAGTAGAAAGTTCTTTTATCTTCCCAACATTTATGGATGATTTTCTTTTTAAGGATTCCTCTTAATACCAAGGGTCTCTTTGATTCTTCGTAGACAAATAAATCTGTATCAAGTGTGCGAGCACCGCAGCCAGTAGCGAACATATTAATATATTCGTCTTCGTCACCCTTGCTCAAAAATAACCAATCGTTCATTTTAACATCTCGCGAAGATACTGTTTCCATATCTTGTGATAGTCACAGCGGCGATATTCTTTAAACCACGGGCCGCCTTCGGTATAGTGTATAGCTTTAGGTTTACCATCTTGTGGTTCACTATACCAACCTGACAACCAATTCCATTCGGGAGACAATGCTCCAATTTCGGCATCGTCCAACCATTGGAATCTGTGTAGAAACTGACCTGTTTGTGCATTTACTATTTCTAGTGTCAGCTGTTGATTAGACGGATGACCGCAGTTCCAAAGGATCATTGAACTCCAATTCTTACGAGGATATGGTAGTTGTTTGCAGCCATCCATTTTCAGTCCTTCTTTGGGCGTATAGTCATGCTTTACTACCATTACAGCATATTGATCATCGGCTTGATCGAACAGATTTTTAATATCGTCAACAAACACAACATCACAGTCCACAAATACGGCCCATCCTTTATATCCTGTAAGATATGGTACTAGGAATCTAGTGAATGTGAATTCTGTTGAACTTAAAGGATCTATAGGTCTGGTGTATATCCCACTGTCACGCAGTTCTTGCTGTTTTAAACTTATAACCTGTGCTTGCGGCTGATGTTTGTTTATACTGTGTTCGCACACTTGATAAGCAATATCTTCTCGTATGTCATATCCTACAAATACTTTCATCGTCTTTGTATGTCCTCTTCCACACACTGTTCACCATACTGTATTTCAACAATTTTTAAAGGAGTATCATAAGGATTTGTCAGTTGATGCCACTCTTGTTTTATCACGTGTAACTGATCATGTTTGTTTAATTCTGCAGACGGCAGTTCGAAATCTAGTGGTGTGACTCTATTGACCATCGCTTTACCTTCGCTTACTATCCAATATTCTGATCTTAGTTCATGTCTTTGCATAGAAAGACTTTTGCCTGGGTTTACTGTTAATTCTTTTACTTTCATCCCCGGCACTTCGTGTAAAACACGATAATATCCCCATTGGCGTTCTGTTTTTGGTGCTTTCCACTCTTGTAAAATCCAGCTACTAGAATTCTTTTTGTCTTCGCCGCCGACACCGAATACGAATTCTACTCCAGGTTCTGACATTTCCGGAATATTATCTGCTGTGCGGTCACCGCCGTTGGCAAAGATAATATGATCTCCGGGATACATCAATTTGACATTTCGAATAGCTTCTATGGCGTGATTTTCTGTGTCGTTGAATAATATACAATGATCTACTGCTTTAAGATTCTGTATAATATTGATACGCTCAGAACTAGGCATAAATTCTCTGCCTTTTTTTCTGCGTAGCCAATCATCTGAATTTACTCCAACTACAAGAGTATCTCCTAGCTTTTTCGCAGCGTTAATATAAGAAATGTGACCAGCATGTAGAGGATCAAATCCTCCGGTGATTAATACGATTGTTTTCATGCAGATATTTATCTGCATATATTATTGATGATTTAAAGAGTGGCGTCTTCGAGTCCGGCTGTGCGGAGTTTAACGATATTTGAAACCTGCCATTGTTTGATATCAAGTGCTTTAATAATACCTAACCACTTGTTTCTTAACAGAGCAAAGTCATTGATAATCTTTTCAAAATCAACAACATCAGCTTCGCCTTCTACAAACTTCTCACAATCTCTAGAGCTCAATGCTCTCTGATAATTTTCAAGATATTTGCGGAAGTGGCTGCTGCGCAATCTGCGAAGC